CTTCGGGTTGCTCAGTCATGCTTACCCCCGATCCCGTGCTTGCGCTCGATGGCGCGGGCGAACTCTTCCATGCTGTCGTACTCACCAGCGCGGATTACCGCCTTGATCTCCTCATCCGTCAGCGGCTGGCGCTGTGTGTCGTGCGCTGTCTGATCCATCATCACTGTACGGGCCAGTGCTTCGCACGTTGGGCACGGTTGTGCTGCGGGTGGGGTGGTGTAGATGTATTGCTGCGTGTAGAGCTTGTGCTTGCCAACGGGGAGCGACATATAGTCGAGTCGCCAGTCTTTTCCGAACACCTCCACGATTACCGCGCACCGAGGCTCCTGCACAGGTGCTGGCTGTGCTGCGGGTGGGGTGGTGTAGAGGGGCTTCATGTCATCAAGATAGTTTTCCCACGAAAGCGCCGTTTCGCTCGCATCCATCCATGCCACCGGCTCTTGCTTCTCAGCCTGCTCGATGGCGGTGCGGAGGGCGGTGATGGCTGCGTAAACTTTTTCTTCGTCGTAAGTCTGCACCATGCCATAGTCGTCATCCGTGTACCACTCATCTTCTACGCAGGTTTCCAGCGCCTCCAGCGCCTGCTTTGCTGCTTCGGTCAAAGGGGATTGTTTTGTTTCCATGCCCTCAACTCCTGTACTGCATCTTGGTACTCGATTGCCATCAAACTGCGTGAGTCTGCGTAACGCTGCGCCATGCGGGTTGCATACCGAATGGCCTGATCCACGTTATCGTGTTCACGCAGGAGTATCCCTGCCAGAGAGCGCGGGTCCAGCGCCAGCTTTGCTGCTTCAATCAACGTAGTCATAGCTCACACCCTCCTTCAGTAACATCGCATCCAGATAGTGGTGTTTGAACTTGGCCCATTGGTCATCTCTGATGTCCTTGTACATGCACCACGAAAACAGGGCGTACCAAACCCACTCGTCATCACGATAGTTGAACTTGCTTATTGCGTACATCATGGCATGAGCCACCGCTATCTGCGCCTTGTACATGTCAACTAGAAGCACAAGCTTTTGTTGTTCAGTCATTCTTCACCCCTGATCCAAACAACAGTGCCGCCTGTATGCTCGAAATCTTCGTTCTTCAGACGGATGTAAGCCTGACCAGCCACACCCGCGTTTTGAACATAGCCTTGTATGCCCCAAGACTTGACCTCAGTGACCACCACTAAGCAGGCACCAAACATTTCTTTTTCAGGATTTACTTGCACAATGTCACCAATATTCATTTTCTTCCCCTTCGTTTTCTATAAGATTCCATCTTTGGCATTTCGACGGTCATACTCTTTGGCAGTGCGGCAATGTGGGCAGCAGTCCGTTGAGCGTATGGAATAGATGGCTCCACTCCTTCTAAACGTTTCTGGTTTACTACCCGGCTTGCCTGATACGCCGCACGGCGCGATGTCTCTAGATCTTTCAGGCTGATCTGTGGCTTGTAGTTGCGCCAGTCAAATGGATCATTCATCTTTTCTTTTGACCTGTTGTGCAAGCAACCAACGGTCACCCAAATTTCGGACAGACCGAACCCATTGCCGCTGGTTGTGTCGATTGACATGCCGCGGCACGTAGTCAACATTGAACAGCTGGCGTACATGCTTCAAGACTTGCGTGTTCATGCGATCCTCCAGCAGCGCAGCTTGCCGTCAATCTTCCTGATGGTGAACTTCTTGCCAGTCTTTTTCCCGTACCTAGTTGCATAGACTGTGATCGTTGAGCGATTTACGTCTTCTGGAACTTCAAAGCTGTCGTTCACTTGCATGTTGTCCAAGGGCCACTTGCGTGGGATCGGAACGTCTTTTTCAATCTTTACCACGGTGCTTCCTCCAATTCATCCTGTTGCTGTTGCTGTTGCTTGCGTTGCTCCCGCTGGTATGCCCGCTCTTGTTCGGGTGTCCAAGGGATCGGCCCACCGGGGGGTGGGAAGGGCCAGTTGTCCATGCATTTCTCCTTTCAAAGTGTTGCAGGAGCGAACATCATAGCACAGTGCTGGCAGACAGCAAGTCTTTTTTCTAGCTATTGCAAGTTGGCAATCTTGTGCTAGACTGCCCGTCCGCCAACGCCTGTTAGGTTGTAACTTGCGACAACATGTTGGCGTCAACCAAGGAGAGCAAATGAAAAAACAGTTTGAAGAAGTAGAACTTGTTTACAAAATTCATCTGGTTGCAAGATCAGATGTTGCAAATAATTTGATCAAGTATTCAAAGAGCTACCTCGATGAAGCTCTGGCAAAAATTCCCCACTGCTTGTTGGGAGAAAGCGTGGTTGAAGTGAAGCAAATTAACAGTAAAGAGGAAGTCAAATGACCAAAAAACTAAACATCAATGCCATCATTCTTGATCTGCGGTTGCAAAGCCGTGTCAATACAGATGAAGAGATCGTTAAAGAGTACGCAGAGAAGATGCAAGATGGAGATGTATTTCCTCCGATTAATGTTTATCTAATTGATAAAGGTGATTACTATTTGACAGGTGGATGGCATCGTATTGCTGCTTATAAAAAGCTTGGCAAGACATCTGTTGAATGCAACGTACATGAGGGCACATGGCGTGATGCAGTGTGGGCTAGCCTCGCAGAAAACAATGAACATGGAATTCGACCATCGCCTGCAGACAAACGAAAAAAAGTAATGTCTTGTCTTGAAGACGAAGAATGGTCAAAGATGAGTGACAAGTTGATTGCCGACCAATGTGGATGTGAGCGTCATCTTGTATTTAGAATGCGTAACGAAATGAATAAGCCTAAAGCGGAATCAGTTACGTATATAAAGAATGGCAAAGTTGTCACCCAAAATGTGCTGCCTAAAAAGGGTAAGCCAGATTCTGAAAAGCCTGCAAAGAAAACAAAAGTAGAAGCCGAACAACCTGAAAATAAAGAAGAAAAATACGATGCTCGAGATGATGTCATTCATGACTTGAAGGCAGAGAATGTCGATCTAAAAGATCGTCTAGCAATTGCAGCATTCGATTCCACTGATGAAGAAAAACAAATGGCTGAGCAGACCATTAAAGATCTTCGTGAGCAGATCCGAGTGCTCGAGATCGAATTGGTTGCGGTCAAGACCAGCCGCGACACATTCCAAAAAGAAAATGCAGAGATGAAAAAACAAATCTTTGCGATGCAAAAGAAACTCAAGGCGGTTGAGGCCAAATAAAAATAGCCAACGCCGACTGGCTTGTGTGTCGGCAGAGGAAATCACATGCTAAATCTACGTAGTTATCAAGAGAATTGTCTTGATGCGCTCAGAGATGGGTTCAAGCAAGGCAACAATGCACAAATCCTGTACGCCCCTACGGGGGCTGGGAAAACAGAGATGGCAATCGCTCTGCTCAAAGCCACAAAGGACAAGGGCAACAAAGCAGCGATGGTCTTAGACCGCATCATTCTCTGTGACCAAACCAGCAACCGGCTGCAGCGTTATGACATAGATCATGGCGTCCTGCAGTCAGGTCATTGGCGATACCGTCCATACGAAAACATCCAAGTCTGCTCGGCACAAACACTCGAGAAGCGCGGCAGCTTTCCCGGCTTGTCATTGCTGATCGTTGACGAGTGCCATGCGACACGGACACAAACTGTCGAATTCATTAAAAAGAATCCTGACATTAAAGTAATTGGGTTGACCGCCACTCCTTTTACCAAGGGTCTTGGAAAGATATACAAGAATGTAATCAGCACGGTGACCACCAAGCAATTGGTGGATGACAAAATACTTGTGCCGCTGCGAGTGTTTATCTCGAAAGAGATCAACATGGATGGCGTGAAGAAAGTTGCAGGCGAGTGGAACCAGAAGGACACCGAGAACCGCGGCATGACCATCACTGGTGATGTCGTATCTTCGTGGGTACAGAAGACCAATGAAGTATTCGGCAAGCCTGTAAAGACGATTGTCTTTTCGTGCGGTGTCAATCACGGCCAAGATCTTGCTCGTAGGTTTGCTGAGGCAGGCTACAACTTTGTCAGCGTTTCATACAAGGACGACGACAAGTACAAGCGTGAAGTGATCGAAGACTTTAGCAAGCCTGATACAGAGATACATGGACTGATTGCGACTGATGTCCTGACAAAAGGATTTGATGTGCCTGATGTCCTGATTGGCATCTCAGCCAGACCCTTTAGCAAATCACTGTCCTCTCACATCCAGCAAATGGGCAGGGTCATGCGCGGCTCACCCGGCAAAGAGTTCGCTGTGTGGATTGATCACAGTGGCAACTACATCAGGTTCAGAGAGGACTGGGACGAGATCTACGAGCATGGTGTTGATGCGTTAGATGAGGGTAAAGAAAAACCGAAACCCGAAAAGACAGAG